ACGGTTTCCACACAAACGCCACCTTCAGCATCGTGTGTCTTTTGTACAACAGCTAATCCATTAGCAGACAAATGCGGTCTTACAGCGTCAATGACCGATGCCAAGCTAGAGTATGCAGATTTAAAGTGTGGGTTTTTAGAGTCTTTGGCTGCGTGTGACATTGCTGCTTGAGCCGTGACAAGTGCTTTTGCTAGTTCTTTCATTTATGTACCTTTTATCGTTAATGGCGGGTATGCCATGACTAATATTAAGCAATCTAAATACAGAACGCAAGTGGAAAACTCACAATTAAAATATTTATTGAGTTTCTTTGACAACTAATGTTAAGATGTCTTATGAAAACAACAGACATTATTCAAGCATTAGGCGGCACGTTTGCGGTAGCCAAGCTATGTCGTGTCAGTCCTTCAGCCGTAAGTCAATGGCGCAACAACGGCATAGCAAAAGACAAATTGATTATGTTAGCTACGGAAATTGAAACAAAGTCTAATGGCGCCTGGACTCGCAAAGAAATCCCCAACTGGTCACAAATCTGGCCTGATTTACGGTAGAGTGAATTGCCTTTAGCAAGCGGGTTTCGTAACAAGCACACGATTGTAAAAGAACCAACCAGTCAGCTTCAGACTTGACGCTTCGGAAAGACGAGGATCAAGACGCATACAGATTAGGTCTGTAACCGTGTTGGTATGTGAAAGCGAATGTTGTGACTCATTGGTAGCACCTGCCAGTCGTTCTAGAGAGTAACTGGAAATAGCTTGTCACGATGCAGCGAGTAACATACCAACAACTTGACACTCTGGAAAGACGGTGGCAATATCAATTATCCCTTGGCGGGGAATCATTGGACAAGCCTTAGTTAGCGTCCTGCTTGTGTCCACAAGTCCGCCAACACCTTAAAACGGTGAGGATGCTAACTAAGGCTTTTTTTTGGGCTTAAATTATGAATTCGAGCAAACAAATTCAATATAACGAAACGATTACTTTTTTACCAAGATGTGATGGTGTAGAAATATTTAGACGAGTAAACCACATTGTTTTTGCGCAATCAGAAAAAGAAATTACTATTCCAATTGCAATGTTTGATTCTTTGATTTTGGCAATTAACAAAGCAAAAGGTGTCAATGATGAAAGTTGACATTTGGATGCCGCTATACATTGGCGATTACCTTGCTGATACATCACGCCTGACAACAGAGCAGCATGGTGCTTACTTATTGCTGATTATGGATTATTGGCGGTCTGGCAGACCTCCAGACAACGATCAAGTTTTAGCGCAGATTTGTAAACTTAGTCCTGATGCTTGGTGCAATGCTAAAGCAATGCTAAAGCAATACTTCAGCATAGAGGATGGTTGCTGGGTTCACAAAAGAATAGAAGCAGAAATACTTGATGCTGCTCAAAACCAAGATAGAAAACATCAAAGAGCAGTAAAAGGCGCAGCAGCTAGGTGGAATAAAGCCACTAATGATGCTTCAAGCAATGCTCAAGCAATGCCTATGCAATGCCCGTCACCTTCACCTTCACCTTCACCCTTACCTTTAACTAAACCAATAAAAGATAACTACGGTTCGCCAGAAGGCGTATTACCTGAAGTCTGGCAAGATTTTGTTCAGCAACGTAAAACAAAAAGATCTGCAATCACGGAAACAGCAATCAAAGGAATAGAACGTGAAGCCAACAAAGCAGGCATAAGCCTAAATGCTGCTTTGCAAGAAATATGCGCTAGAGGATGGACAGGGTTTAAGGCTGAATGGGTACAGAAAGGCAATAAGACAGAACATCAGCTTAGACAAGACGCAACAGCTAAAGCAATATTTGGTGATACCTCTGTGATCGAAATGGAGGCTTTCAATGTTGCCAAACGCTTGGGTTGATAAAATGTTTGCCAGACTTCAAGGCATTTATGGTCGGGAGTTTACAAGTCAGTTTTCAGTCATCGACGCAAACGGCAATGACATTGGTATGGCAAACGCTAAACAGGTTTGGGCTGAAGAACTGGGTGGATTTGTTGATAATCCTGAAGCTATAGCTTTTGCCTTAAAACACTTACCAGACCGTGTGCCTAACGCTATCAAGTTTCGGGATATGTGCCGACAAGCACCAGTTAAGGTAAATGCTGACCAATTAGGATTTTCAAAGATTGCCGTGGATGACGAAACAGCAAAGGCTAATTTGCAAAAAATACGTCAAATGATGTGCATTAAAATTGTATGAAAACTAATAGAGAAATTGTTAGTGATTTAAAAAGAAAAGCTAAAAGAACAAAACGACGAGCAAAACGTGCGTTAAAAGTTAAAAAACCACAAACAATTCAAAAATGGTTAAAAAATAGTAATTTTGTTGTAAAACTGCCAAACATATAGGGTTAACGCTATGACACTCTGGGACTGGATGTTTGTTTTCTACTGTTCGGCAGCTCTAACCGTTGCTGCGCTTTTATTTATTCGTTGGGCAAGACCGAAACCACAAACCTATCCGAAAGATTGGGTCTGTGACGGTTGTGGTCAAGTGTCTAGCCAGTTACGACAGGGAATGTGTGCGTATTGCACTAACTTCCCTACGGAACATTTCCGCCGACAGGGAAACTAGCGCCAACTGGTGCTTGTGTGAACGCTGTTTCGCCTGGCACAACGTGGTTGCCAGTCCAAGGGCTTTCCATGACTGGCCCGTAACAACTAGCTAACGTCACGCCATTAACTTGCTTAGCTTGTTTTGTACACAGAAATGCCCACATATTGCTCATACCTGTGGTTGGCGTGTCACCGACTTTAAATGACCGAAACACCGCAGGCTGAACTGTCCAGTCAGGCGCTTGTGGATAACTAGTCAATGGTGGCACTCCAAACAATGACCAAACCTTGCCTTTTGGTGCGTCACATGAACCTTGCATCAATTCCATGTTTGCCACAGCCATGCCTGACAGCACAGGACACACCGCCACGCCCTCTTTGAACGTCTTGCCTGCCACGGATATAGACTTGCCCGTTAAAGTCGTTGGCGAGGCTGCACACAAAGCGTATTCACCTTTGCAGATGGCTATGGTCTGAGCTTGAATTGTGTTAACTAAAGCTACAACCCAAAACAAAATAACGGTACTAATCAAAGTAAATGTTTTCATTATGTCACCATTAAAGTTGCTTTCTGTTTAACATTTGCGACACGATTTAACCAACCTGTGCCGTACACATCAAAGTTACTAAGGCTGCGGTAAAAAGTCTCTTTGGCTTGGCTAAACTTCTCAATCAGCTTAACAGGATCAGCAGCCTGCAAAGCTGCCATTGTCATTGGGCCAAAACTTCCATCAGGCGTGACTCCTATTGCGGTTTGCAAGGTCTTTATCGAACGACCCGCACCAGCATTTACGGCAAAATCAAATAAAAGGTATGCAACACCACCATTTTGAATTTCATCCCCACGCACGGCATCCCAATATTTCTTTTTGTATAACGGCTCTACATCCGCAGGGGTTAACTTACGCATTTGGTCGTGCGTAACCTGATGCCCAACGTGCGCTTCCCAGTTGTACTGAGTCACGCCAAGCATGGTTGAGCCTATGCGACCATTAGTCAGGTGATTGCCAGAATCACGTTGGTCATCGCTAAAGCCGCCTTCTGAGGCAAGCATCTGTTTAAAGGCTTGATCCCAATTTTCTTTCATTTCTTTTGTGCGTAAAACAAAGTGCGATCCCCAAACAAATAGAACCCTACCGCAGACGCAAAGTTATTGACCGCTGGGTTGTCTTGTCCCGACAACATCATAAAACTCCATGTACCCAACACAATAGCCCCAACAGCGGGGCGCATGAGGCGCACAACCGCTTCAACCCACGGGTAGGTAGTACCGCCCCCACCTGCGTTATTCATTGCTTTAAACATCTCTAAATCGGTGTTTCGCATTTGCGTGTATTCACCAATATTTGTCGGTTTGTATACGTCAGTTTGAATAAATCGCCCGATCAAAGACTTGCCAAGATCGACTGCTAATGGGCCGAGCGCTGCAAGGATGGTAATCGGATCCATTATTTGTCAACCTTCTGGTCGATTTTGTCGTAGAGCTTCACAATCATCTGCTCAACACGGTCAAAGCGTTTATCCATCTGGGCTTCAAGTGTTTCCATCTCGCTCTTTTTGACGTAGACATCAGAAACGTGCAGGCGCAAGTCGGCAATGTCAGCCTTGAGTTCTTTGACAGAATCCCACAGTTGACGAGCAAACCAGCCTATCGTAGCTAAAGCTGCGCCGCCTGCGATATTGATAAGATTCTGCCAATCCATGATTAAGCCTGTGTTGGTTGTATAGGTGCAAGCACCCAAGATTCTGTAGCTTCATCCCAAGCATAAAGTTGTCCATCCGTAGGATATGGAATTGGTGCTTCCCAATAATATGTTTGCGTATTTAGAATCCATGACGGATACGGCTGCGGTGCATAAAAAACACCAACAACGCCATCTTGAATAACCGTTGTATCAAGCGTGTAACCAATCCCCGCATAGTTTGCTCGTAACGCTACGCCGCCATCTGGTTGACCGTCTTGACCGTAATGAATATTGCCATGAGTATTGTAGGAAGTTTGCCACCACATACTTGGCTCGCCTTCTAAACCCGAATCAATAAAATCTTGTTCGGCAGCAATAACTTCACTAACAATGCCTTTTCCATCTATAAGTGATGGTACGTTTGCAAAATAACTCATAATAATTCCTATTATGCGGTGTAAGTGCCTGACGTTGTAAACGTGTGAATAGTGTTGCCGCCTGAAGTTGTAACTGTACCGCCTGTACCACGCTGAGTGCCGAAGTAGCTAAATATTACAGCGCCTGAGCCACCTGCACCACCATTTGATGTAATACCGCCGCCGCCGCCTCCACCACCTCGGTTAGCAGTAGCCGCAGCACCCACGTTTGCACCAGTACCACCATTGCCGCCAACACTTGATCCGCCTGCGCCTCCGGCATCTGTACCACCACCACCACCACCGCCAGCGTAATTTAACGATGATCCCGATATTGAACTGGCTGTTCCCGTGCCTCCTGCACCACCTGTAGACGCTACGCCAGCAGAACCAGCCGATCCAGAACCGCCACCACCACCACCAGCAGCAGCACCAGAACCTCCTGCACCAGCATTTCCTTGCCCTGAAGTTCCTGAACCAAAAGAGTTTTCTGTAACAGAACTGCCGCCGCCAGAACCGCCGTTTGCACCTACTTTTGCACTTGTGTAGCTACCGCCACCGCCGCCTCCAACAGTTGTGCTAACTCCTGCAATTGTAGAACTTGTACCGCTAGACCCTACAGCACTTATTGAAGTTGAGCCTGCACCGCCTGCACCTATTGTAATTGTGTACGCTGTACCTGCAATAACTCCTACAACGCCCGTAGAAGATAACAATCCTCCAGCACCGCCGCCACCAGCATAAGAATAGCCGCCGCCGCCTCCACCCGCAACCACTAAATAATTAACTGGATAAGCCGCAACGCCTTGTTGCAACGAACTAATCCGCAACATTCCACTCGTGGGCGCACGATACGGGCCTATTTGCCCTTGGTTTCCTAATGCCATTACGAAATGTCCTCATAAGAACAAACGACTTTTAATTTGCTTGCTGTGCCAGCTGTAGCACCAATTGACATATTTTCCTCAAGATAAATCATGGTTGTTTTATCAATCACAATTAAACTTGAGTTTGCAGGAACAGAAATTGTTGAGGCAATTGCAGTTGCAGTCCCGCCAATCGCCGCAGCTGAATAATGACTGACCGTCACGTTTACAGCATTTGCCGTGTCAATATTAGCTACCACAAGCGAGTCAACTTTAAACACTTTGCCGCTTGACGAGGCGTTGCTTAAAACAGACGTTGCAGCAGTTGTCGTTAAATCGGCAGTTACGACTTTGCCATAAATTGCGCTGACGTTAACAATATTAGGTGCGGCCATGATTTATAGTCCAAAGATAATTGAGAAAGCTATTGATTTGCCAGCTGTAACGCCGCCAGCCCCGATAAGTTGAAATTGTGTACCATCATAAACAATCTGATATAACGATCCGCTAACTAACTCACCCGCAGATAACTGCGTTGAACCGTTTTTCAAAATAGATTTAGCACCAAGCGAGCTGATATTTATTGTGACAGAACCCGTATTAGTTGCAGCAGCAATAAACTTAAATGTCTGACCAACAGCATATGCAGTTAATGATGGACTAACCGTTGCTGTAATGGTGTTTGTGCCTGATGCCGTTAAAAACGAGCCAAATGAGCTTTGCACTTGCGAAATATTTGCTGAATCAGTCGCAGCAGAACCTACCCCTAAACCTGTGAACTTAAACGTCCCCATCGGAATATTAGCTGTCGCTGTCGTTTGACCGTCTTTGGTCAACGTAGTCGTTAAACCAGTCGCAAGATCAGCAGTTAGCGCATTAAACGCCGTCGATGAGATGACTGTGTTGGTTACAACTGGTTGCCCAGTTGAGTTGATTACAAACGTCCCAGAGCCGTTGAAAGACATTGTGATTACCTCTTACTTAGTTAATTGATTAAATCGTTGCCCTAATTGTTGCATTAAATCAGGGTTTTGCAACAAACTGCCGTAACGCAAACCAGCTGCAACTTTATCCCCCAACTCCATGCCAGGCACTCGATTAGCAAGAGCGTTTGCCATATTCAACGCTTCTTTTTGATCCATTTGACTCATTTGACTGCCAAATACTTTTTTAGCGCCTGCTTTTATAAGAGGCACGGCAGCTGTTGCACCTACAGCCGTTCCGACAAATGGCAATCCGCCTAAAGCGCCTAACGCATCAATTCCTGCGCCCAACACTAAAGCGCCGCTGTTGCTGTTGTTTACAGCAGAACCTTTAGGTTGCGTTGTCATGTAACTTGCCACACGACCCAAACGCTTTAACTCTCCAAGTTCCTCTGAGGTAAAGAACAAAGCTAATTTTCTATCACCAATGTTTTCTAATGCAGAATTAAAACTTTTAGCACCAAAAGAACCAATTTCATCCGATTGACCGCCTAAAGCCTTAGACTTTAAGTGGGTCAAAATAGCGTTTTTGGTAGCAACCGGATCGCCTGATTGTGCAATAGCAGCGGCATCATCTAAAGTACCGCTTAAAACAAATCGTTTAACAAAATTATCAGGTTGCATACCGCTTACTGCGGCTTCAACTGGCGCTGATGATTCTTGCCATGTCATGCGCTCACGATGTGATGCCCGTGCTTTATTTAAAGCATCTAACAATTCTTTGGGTTGAGCATCTTTGCCTGCTAAGTATGCAGCACCAGCCTCAGTAACAACTTGACCACCACCAAATTCTGTTTTAATTGGTTTAACTTCGGTTTGGTCAATAGCATCTCTAACAACTTTTAACGCCGCTTTGATGTTGCCATCGTTTGTAAATCGTTGCGCCGTTGCAATCGTAGTCATTAAATTATCTAAAGCGTTTACATCAAATGGGACTGGATACTTTACGCCCTCAATTGTTGTTTCACCTTTTGAAATACTGTTAATCATTGTTCGTACTTCGGCAGGCAAAAATGCGTTTTTATTTGCTTTAACTAACGCCGCATCAATGTTTTGAACTAACTCATTGCGATTTAATGGCAGCTGACCGCCTGGCATCCCTTCTGCTTGTTTATACAGACTGCTTGTAGCCGCTTGTCTTGCAGCGTCAGCAGCAGAAATATTGCCAATATTTGCTTGGCCTGCTGCAAATAAATCTGTTTTGCCTGCGCCACGTTGATTCAAAGCGTTAATGAGAGCTTGATTATTAGCATTTTGAATTTGCCCTAATTGTTGCAAATTCGTATCTGTTGAATTTATGCCTGTTTTTGCAAGATTTTGTTCAAGCGTTACTTGGCGAGGATCAAGCGTAATCATGCCTTTTGTTGGCGTAGCGCCTTCAATCATCCGAATATCAAACAATCGACGCATTGCATCTTCATCAAACTTGCCGCCAGTACGCAAAGCATTGCCAACGTCATTGCGTAATGCTGTCTTAATTTGATCTGGAACTTTTGAAAAGTCAAAACCTGACCGTCCAAGTGACGATGTAATTAACTCATCAATTTGTTCCGGTTGGACACCAAAACGGGTAGGCGCAATTTTGCTTCCCGCTGCGGTAACTGCTGCTTTTATGCCACTTCCAATAGGCGCAGCCGCAGTTGGTGCAGCAACACCAGCAAGAATACTAGCAAGCAATTCCATTTCAGGTGGTGATCCATATTCCCTTGCAACACTACCACCACCGCCAGCGCCAGCTGCCGAAATTCCTTGCATTGCTGGGTTTGCAGCCAATTGTTGCAATATTGTTTGAGATTTTCCACCCACAAGTGGCGCTAATGCTTTAGCCCCACCCATCATTGGAATTGCGCTAAATCCTGTTTTTGCAACATCAAAACCAAATCTTTCTGCTTGACCTGTATTGTCCATTACGGACTTTTCAACAGGTTTTGGCAATTGCAATAAATTAGCAAATTTTGTTGCCATTGTTTCAGCAGACGCTACCCGAGGCCCACCCGCTGCGGTGCTTATAGCCTCTAAAGCCATGCGAGTAGGCTCTGTAGGCGCTGATAACGCAGAGCCTACGCCTTCAATTGCTGCTCGACCCGTTAGTTTCAACATTCTTGGAATGGCTTGAATATCACCCATCACCGATGATGTTGGCTGTATAGGCGTAGCTGGTGCAGTATAGGGCGCTGCTTCGGGCAAAGCGTATTTAGCGTTTAACTCAGCAAATGGATCGCTTTGTGGTGCAGGTTGTTCTGCATTTCTTAAATACTTTTTATTTAATTCAGCAAATGGATCGTTGTTTGACACCCCGACAGGATTTGAGTCAGACGTTGTCGTACTTGCTAACCTATCTATTACTTGTTTGCCGTACTGTAAAGTGCTTGGCGCATTTGGGTTTCTTGGATCGAAAACAGCAATACCTTGCCGAGCCTTATCAATTGCACCTTCGCCGCCGTAATATCCAACAGCGGTAAGCATTGGATCACCACCAGATACTTGATTTAATCGTTTGATGTAACGCAATCCAGCTCTAGCATTTTGTTCAGGATTGTTAATATCCCAATCTTTATCCGCCATGCTTGCAAAAGTTGATGGAATGATTTGCATTCCTCCTACAGCGCCAGCGTTTGATGTTGTTGTATTTTTGCCGCCACCTGATTCTTGCATATAAATTGAACGAGCAAGTTCAGCCAACGGGCCAGTTACGCCTTCTTGTTCTAATGCAATATCAAATAAATTTGCCATTATTTAATTCCGTACTTTTGACTTAATGTGTATTGATTGCCAGCTTTGTCTGTAAGCGGCACATTAAACAATGAATCTTTTTCTGAAATTTTTTGCCATGCGTTTGTAATAGAAGATAAATTTCCTCTAACACTAGGCATTGCCGCAGCTTCTTGATAATAATTTGCTTTACGTTGATCTTCCATTGCTTTTGCTTCTGCAACGTCAAGCAAGAACTCATTAGCTCGTGGAGTGTTTTTAAGCTGTACATAAGTTTTTTGTATGTTTTCAAAATCTGCTTTTGTTTGTGGCCCTTTTTGTTTGCCAAGTGTGTCAACAAGACTTTCATAAACTTTAGCTTCAAATATTTGACCATCCGCTGCATATTTAGCTGCGTCTTTAACCCCAAATGCAGCAAGCACATTTGCGGCATTTTTTTGTGTGTCTGCTGTAAACCCAGTTTTAAAATCAATATTTTTCATAATGCGGATATTATCAATTGCACCTTTTGCCGCAATACCTGCCGTTTGAGCAGGTTCAAGTTGACTTGTAATCCAATTTTGATTGATTTGCTCGCCTGCTTTAGTAACGACAGGATTGATTCCCACAACAACAGGCTTTGTTGATGGTGGTTGACCACCAGACAGCGTTGGCAATCCCATATTTGCTGCTTGTGTTGTGGCAACTACGTTTTGATTTTCATCAATTCTTGTTGCTGGCGTTGTTTGTGCAACACCCGTACCTTTACCAGCCGCTTGTTGTCGTTCAATTTCAGCTGCAGTTGGGCCGTAATTCAAAATTGGACTGGCAGTCAAACCATTAGCCCCATATTGCTGTTGTATGCCGCCTTTTGATCCAATATATGCTGGTACAGTTTGTCCTGGTAACATCAATGCAGCACCTTCAGCAACGGTAGTTGGCGCAACATAACTGTTTTTAAATATAAATTTTTGCATTTCTGCTTTATATTCTGGGCTATCTTTGCCAAATATTGCCCCAATGTTTTTCATTTCAGGCGTTGGTTCAATTGATTTTGCTAATAATTTTAAATATTCTTGACCGCCTAAACCTCGCACCAATTGTGCGTTTAATTTTTGATTGCTGCTCAACATAGGCATTTGATACGATTGTGGCGCTACTTGTCCTGTTTGTGGCGCTTGTGCCATGTTTGGCGCACTAATTGGCATTGCTGGGGCAACTGGCTCTGTTGGTTGCTGTGTCGGTGTAAACGCTGAACCTTCGCTAAATACAGTTGCGTTTGATGGCGCTTGAGTTAAGGCTTGCGCTAATTGCTTTGGTTTAGCTTCAATAGGTGGCAAATTGCTTAAAGCTAAATCAGCATTTTGTGCTTTCAATGCCAACTCTTGTCTAGCTTGATCTGCGCTATCCATTTGCTGCCCTGCAAAATAACCCTGCAAGACTTTAGCAATACCAGACAAGGGCGAAATGGGCGCTTGGATACCTTGATAGCTACCCGCCTCAATAGGTTGCAAGGCTTGCTGTTGCAAAATTTGAGCCAATTGCTCACGCCTAGCGATTGAACGGTAATCCTCGTCATACGGCCCTGGCGCTCTATAAGTTTGAGCAGTCGGTATATTTGGGAACATAGTTGCCATGACTTACCCCGTGTAATTGTTAGCAGTTACATCTGGGCCGACAGCGTTACCACGGTCAAACATACCGCCAGTTTGTGCTTGACCAAGTTTCAGTCGAGCCATGTAATCTTTATAATCCTGCATATCGCCTTGCTGATTAAACTGGTTGTACATTTTCATTGCGTCTTGAACGCCGCCAAACGGGTTTTGAGCTTGTTGACCCATTGTTTGCGGCATTTCTTGTTGCCCTTGCAATTGCGTTTGTTGTTGTTGCTGCTGTTGCAACATTTGCGCCATGCGTTGTTGAGGGGACAAGTTAACGTATTGGTTCATCATCATAGTTTCCCGTAATTAACCATCATATAACCGCTTTCGTTCGGCACAATTGCATCTGGCATTACTTTAGCAACTTCGTCTGCCATTACGCCACGCTCACGCTTGCCAAAAATATCGTACTCATAAATACCGATTCCAAGTGGGTGAGTCCCAACTTGAACGATATTTGATTTTAAGCGTCGATCAGAGTATTTAGAACCCAACATTGCTGCCGTACCCAATGCGCTAAATAAACCCTGAGTGGTTGCATTATTGCCCGCTTGTTGAATACCGTACTTTGACATATCAGCTTGACCTTGCGCTTGCGTACCCGCAAAGGTTGGCGCTGGTGCAACGCTCGTACCCTGATAACCTTGGAATTGAGGCAACTGGATCTGTGAGCCGCCCATAAGACCGATGACTTCGTTGATCGGTTGCGCTCGTAACGCCATGTCTTGCGCCAGCTGCTGTTGCTGTGCCGTATTCTGAAACTGAGCCTTGTTAAGTCCTTGGCTAAATTGTGTGCCTTGGGTGGTCATTCCTTGACCGTAATTCTGACCAACCACAGCATTTCTTAATTGATCTGCCGTTGTGCCTTGACCAAAGTTTTGTCCTACAGCTGCGTTATACAAACCCGCTTGTGCTAATTGTTCGTTTAATCCTTGTTGACGAGCCGCCATGTCAATATTGATGCCTTGCAACGCCGCTTGGCTATACAAGTCGTTAATCTGTTGCATACGATTGCGGTATGCAGCGTCGTAGGCAGCTGTGCCTGGTGCTAGTCCTTGGTTTGCCAATGCTTGCTTAAACGATACGTCACCCGCCTGAATGGTAGGGTCAAGTCTTGCCAAAATAGCTTGTTGAGCATTGATGCCTGAATTAGTAGGCATTTGAGTCAAACCGCTTGTGTTTATTTGATTTTGTGCCAAACCATAAGTATCTGCTGCCGTTCTTGCTTGTGCTAACCCATATTGATCTGCTAACGGTACATCACCATATCCACCAAAATCATGTTTAATTTCAGTTGTTGTTGGTGTAAACGGTCTTGATAAAGTGTCGTAAGCATTGGCAATGCCGACTTCGCCAAGGTTTGCTAACGCACTTTGCACACGCTGTTGCGAGGCTAAAGTTTGTTGCGCTTGTGGAGTCAAGGTTTGCGTAATGGTTGGTTGACCGCCTCCAGTTGTAAACCCTTCACGGGTAGGCGCAGCACCTCGTTTTGCTTGTGCAGCGTCGTAAGCACCTTGGTCAAAGTATGTTGTGCCTGCCGAGGCTTGATCGCCAGTCCCTCCGCCATTTGTGGTGTAAAACTTATTACGATCTAAATTGCCAGCGTTGTATTTTGCCAACGCCGCATCATACGAGGCTTGATCGAATGTAGGACTTGAGTACGTCACCGTTTGATTTCCAAACGGCGTGTACATATTTGGGTTTGACATAATATTTGACTGTTTAGCCGCCGCAAGGTTGTCAATTCCCTGTTGTTTAGCTGCGCCCAAATAATCCGGTGTTGGTGGTGCTGATGCTGACTTACCCATGTTCTACCCCTAGAAATCGGCAATTTTCTCGTGCCAATGTCAAAAATATAATATCGCCATCAAGTGAGGCATTTTTTAATCTTGCTTCTTCAGTAAAACCCATCTTAGTCACCAATTTTATGCTTTTTGCATGATTACTGACTACAGGCACAATAATCTTTTTGCACTCACAAACATTAAACGGATAGTCAAATATTGCTTTTAAATACGCTTTTGTCATGCGTCCTTCAATGGCTATATGACAAAAAATACTCTGCCGATTCCAGTTTTCGTAAATCACGCCTGCAATCGTTACCCCATCTTTCTGTAAACCAATTGCACTTGACCCTTCCGCAAAGAACTCGCCTGCTATCCTTTGTGCTACCCAATGCCCTATTTCAGCGCCTTGGACTATATGCCAGCCCAACCTTGTTGGTAAACAATGTCCGTCGATGCCCATAAAATTGTCGTTCCTTGAGATGCAGATTTAAACTGTGTACCAGCGCAATATCCAATCCCAGTCACGCCTTGCCAATTGTTTGTAATAACCGTATCCGTTGCCCAATAGCCTACATCCCACAATGCAACGTCCCATTTAGCAGATACCAACGGACTAAAACTTAGCGCCGCAGTCGTGTCTGCCAAATCAAAATCCATGTTTAAGCCAATGAATATTGACGGTGTGCCGTTTGTAAAGATTGACGGTCTAGCTCTAGTAAAATACTTTTTTACGCCACGGGCATCAAAGTAATTAAACGCTTGCAACGCATAGCCGTTTATGTCGCTTGTGTCGTTGGCAAAATTGTCATCCCACGCATGGGCAACAAA